CAGCAAGGGAAAGAGCAGGCTATTGATGTTGACATTAAAAAATTTACACCCCTACCAACAGCGCCTAGTGCAGGAGAGCAAGACTCAGCCTCACATGGGACTGCTGATGGACATGGGACTGGGCAAGACGATAACGGCCCTGACAATACTCAGCCAACTTGAGGGCAAGACGCTGATTATTGGGCCAAAGGCCGTCATTAAAAACGTTTGGAAACAGGAGGCAGAAAATTGGACGCACACAGAGAAGATGAAGTTTGCCCTCATTGTGGGAACACCACAGGAGCGCATGAAAGCGTTGCAGAGCGATTCGAGCGTGTATTTGATCAATGTCGAGAACGTGGTGTGGCTTTTCGAGCAAGCCTCGTTGCCGCGATGGCAGACGTTAGTGATCGACGAATCAAGCAGATTCAAGAATCCATCGTCCAAGAGATGGAAGACCTTGAAAGGACAATTGAAGAACTTCGAGCACAGGTACATCCTGACAGGAACACCAACCCCGAAGTCGTACCTAGACCTGTGGACCCAAGTCGGCATATTGGATTTGGGCCAACGATTAGGGAAATCGATGACTTCCTACAAGGAGAAGTTCTTCGAGCCCGACACAAGGGATCGCAGAACGGGGATGGTCTGGAGTTGGAAGCTAAGACCAAACGCAAAGGAGCAGATTGACGCCCTGATCGGGGACATTTGCGTGTCCCTGCGCAAGGAGGACTATCTGACCATGCCACAGCGTCAGGACATTGTGCACACCATTGAGTGGGAGAAGGGCCCCAAGCAGGCCTACAACACCATGCGCAAAGAGATGGTGGTGGAGGTGGACGCAGAGACCCTGACCGCGGCGTCGGCAGGGGTCCTGACGGGCAAACTACTGCAAATGACCGCGGGGGCAATCTACTCAGAGACCAAAGAGGTGGTGCACATCCATGACACCAAACTGGAATACCTGACCGACATGTTGGACGACACGCCAACCATTGTGTTCTACAACTTCAAACACAGCCTAAAACGGCTTCAGGGCGTTTTTCCTGACGCGGTGCTACTCAGCCCTGACGACGAGAAAACAATCGCTCTGTGGCGCTCTGGTAAGGTCCCAGTGCTACTTTGCCACCCTAAAAGCGTGGGCATCGGCCTGAACCTGCAGTGCAACGTAGGTGACACGGCACAGATCGTTTGGTTTGACCTGCCATGGTCCAGTGAAGACTACCTACAAGCCAACGCGCGCCTGTTCCGGCAGGGGCAAGAAAAGCCTGTAATTATTCATCACCTGACCATGCAAAAAAGTATTGACAGTCAGGTCATGGACGTGCTAGAAGGGAAGATCGATATGCAAAACGCGTTAATGAACGCGCTCAAACTTCAATGATCAAAGTAAACGCCACCATCCGCAGGCTTTCAGACGAAGAGCCGGATCCTCTTGAGCACGAGGATTCGTCCTCCGAACCTACCACCGGCGGCATGGGTTGGGCGCCGTGGGGGCCAGACACCATCCAAGACGTGTACAACGTCGTGGCTGAGAAACTGTCCCCACAACAGAGGGAAATCATTGAGGCGCACCTGTCAGGGTACAACTACCATGATCTGGCAGTGACCCAAAAATACTGGCGCTACCATTTTGCGGCGGCGGTTGCTAAAATACGAAAGGAGTTAAAATTGTGAATGGATACATAGTGGAGTATGTTAAACAAGGATGGCCTACAATAGACGTTCAGGTTGACGCCAAGCACCCCATGTTCGAGAAAGATCAAGACGTGCTGTCAATATGGCACTTTGAGAACGAAGAAGAACATGATTTCATATTGCGAGATTTACGCAAGTTTAGAGAACAGCAAACAAAAGGATTAGCATAATGGCAAACGAAGCAACAAATTTATTAACGTCTTTGGGCGTAAAACCAAAAGAGCAACGCATTCAGGAAATGGCCGGAGCGGTGACACGATTAGTGGTAAACGAGGCATTACGTGAGGCAAAGGCCCGTGCGCAGGTGCGAGACGCAAATACTCAGGTGCAGAAGGTCGAAAAGCCCTCGCAAAATGGGTAATTCTATATAGGAAAGGCCTTTTTAGGCCTTGAATATAAGGTATACACCATGGCAACGAAATCCAAATACGAGTTTAAACCGGAGATGTGCGACCAACTGATAGAGTTGGGCAAGGTAGGCGCGTCTCAAAAAATGATGTTTGCAAGCGTCGGAATCAGTTCCGCGGCCGCGCAGACGTTCAAGAAAAACCACCCAGAGTTTGCTGAAGCACTGGACATGGCCATCACCCACTCACAGGCGTACTGGGAAACCCAGTTGCTTGCTAACGTGGAGAACAAGGCGTTCAACAGCAGGGTGGCTGAGATAGCACTGAGGGGTCAATTCCCCTCTGACTACCGCGACGACAAGAGCAGTAAGCTTGAAGTCAAGGCGGACGTCGTGTTGGATTTTTCTGGTGCGGTTACCGATTTGATTACGGCGCTTAAAAAAGCGGCGTAACAATACGTCGGCACTTAGCAATAAGTTCCGACGTTTCGTAAGCCCCGAGAGGGGCTTTTTCACCTTTGCATAAAGGAGAGCATCATCGCTACACATGCACTACTCAGTGCCTCAGGGTCCAAACGTTGGATGTCATGTACACCTAGCGCGCGACTAGAGGCCTCACTCCCCGAACCTAAACGAAAAGCCGGCGCGTTCGACTTCAGCCAAGAGGGCACCACAGCCCACACCATGGCAGAGGCCAAGCTACGCCGGCATTTTGGACAGATGACGGCCAAGGAGTACAACGAGGCGATTGCAGAGGTCAAGGCAACACCCTACTACGACGAAGACTTTGAAGCGCATGTAGACAACTACGTGCTCTACGTTCGTTCGCAAATTGGTGAGGGTGACACCCCTTACTTTGAGCAACGAGTGGACTTCAGTGAGTGGGTGCCTGACGGGTTCGGCACCGCCGACGTGGTCATAATGAGCGACAACAAGGTTCGAGTAATTGACCTGAAATTTGGCAAGGGTGTGCCAGTGGACGCCGCGGACAACCCGCAACTGAGGCTGTACGGCCTTGGTGGTTGGTACAAGTACAAGGACGAACACCCAAACATTACCCACGTTGAATACACCATTCACCAACCTCGACTGGACAGCATCACCACCGAAACAGTGACGCTAGAAAGTTTGCAAGACTGGGCCGTGCATGTAGTAAAACCCAAGGCCAAAAAGGCACACGCCGGCCAAGGGGAGTTTATGGCAGGAAACCACTGTCAATTCTGTAGGGCCAAGTCACAGTGCAGGGCCCGCGCAGACTTTAACAACGTGGCCGCGGCGGCCGATTTTAAGGCGCCGTCACTCCTGTCAGAAACCGAGTTGATAAAGATACTCTCAGACGCGGCTAAGACACGCAAGTGGCTTTCCGATGTTGAAGATTACATGTTGACACAGGCAACGGACCATGGCATAGTGCCCACTGGTTACGAGTTGGGGCAGACAAGCACCAATCGTAAGATAGAGGCGCAAGAAGATGCGGTGAAAAAGTTACAGAAAGCTGGAATTGATGATATATTCACCACACCCAGTTTAAAATCTGTGGCACAATTGGAAAAGCAAGTGGGCAAGGGGCACCTCCAAGATATTCTTGGTGACCTGATTGTCAAACCTGCAGGCGAGCCCAAGTTGGTCCCGTCGAAAGCCAGAGAAGATTTTGTGTAAGTAGGGTATTGGGAGCCGCCCTTTTTAAAGGCTCTCGAACAAGTAAACAAGGAGGCCAAGATGGCCAAAGTTAGTGAAAAAGTGGTTACCGGTAAAGTTCGTTTTTCTTATGTCAACGTGTTCAAAGCCGTTGCAATGGAAGAGGGGATGACACCTAAGTTTTCTGTGTCGATTATTATTGACAAGAAAGACAAGGACACGATTGACAGAGTCAACGCGGCGTTTGAAAAAGCCAAGGCGGCAAGCGCCACGCTTTTTGGTGGCACAGTGCCTAAAGGCCTTAAAGGCGGCCTGCGTGATGGTGATGCTGAGAAGGACGACCCTGCGTACGCAAATTCGTTTTTCATCAACGCTAACACGTACCAAAAGCCCGGCGTTGTGGACGCTGATTTGAACCCGATCATTGACCCAGAAGAGTTGTATTCTGGTTGCTACGGCAGAGCGTCTTTGACGTTCTATGCGTATAACCAACAAGGCTCCAAGGGTATTGCCTGCGGTTTGAGCAACTTGCAAAAGTTGTCTGACGGCGATCGTTTGGGTGGTGGTTCTTCCGCCGCTTCGGACTTCGCGGTCTAAGTAGGTTGGTGGGTTGTAGCTTATAAGCTACAACCCTAAATTGTTTAATATACTGAACATTTATTATGATCAAACTTGAATTTACTGTCGATGAAACTAACCACATTCTCGGTTTGTTGGGCAAGCTTCCCTTTGCTGAAGTTAACATGACCATCATGGCCATTGTTGACCAAGGCCGCCCGCAAGCAGAAGCTTTGGAAGCCGCGAAAGCCGCTGAAGAAGTTGTAGAACCAACAGCAGAAGAATAATCTCTGTTGCACCCGACGCCCACTCTCACGCGTGGGCTTTTTTTGTCTCTAAAATTTATCACCATAAAATGAACCAATACCAACAATACATTCACAAGAGCCGTTACGCTAAGTTCATGCCAGATCAAAATCGACGTGAGGACTGGAACGAAACTGTAAACCGCTACGTGAACTATGTTTTTGAAAAGACCCCCAAGCTTGATTCTTCAATGAAGCAAGACATTTTTAACGCCATATCTGGCCATCACATCATGCCGTCAATGCGTGCCATGATGACCTCTGGAAAAGCCGCCGATCGTGACAACACCTGTGTATACAACTGCTCATACCTCCCCGTGGACGACGTCAAGTCATTTGACGAAGCCATGTTCATTCTGCTCTGTGGTACGGGTGTCGGCTTCTCTGTGGAATCTAAGTACACAAACAAACTGCCCGACGTGCCAGAGCGCCTGTTTGAGTCCACGCACGTTATCAACGTGCACGACAGCAAAGAAGGTTGGGCCAAGTCATACCGCCTGTTACTAGCCAACCTGTACGCCGGCGAGATCCCAAAATGGGACGTGAGCAAGGTGCGCGCCGCAGGCACGCCCCTGAAGACCTTTGGTGGCCGCGCGTCCGGTCCAGAGCCACTGGTTGACCTGTTCCACTTCACAATCAAAATCTTCAAGGCCGCACAGGGCCGTAAGCTGAACACGCTTGAGTGCCACGACATAATGTGCAAGATCGGTGAGGTTGTTGTGGTGGGTGGCGTGCGCCGCTCTGCCATGATCTCTTTGTCCGACCTGAACGACGAGCGTATCCGCCACGCCAAATCTGGTAACTGGTGGGAGACTGCCGGCCACCGCGCACTGGCTAACAACAGCGCGGTGTACGAGGTCAAGCCCACTGTGGGCACGTTCTTAGAAGAGTGGACGTCGCTGTACAACAGCCACTCAGGCGAGCGCGGTATCTTTAACCGCGAGGCCGCCAAGGCCGCTGTGGCCAAGTACGGCAAGCGCGACCCCAACTTTGAGTTTGGCACAAACCCCTGCAGTGAGATCATTCTGCGCCCCTACCAGTTCTGTAATTTGACAGAGGTCATGGTGCGCCCAGAGGACACACTGGAGAGCCTGAAGCAGAAGGTGCGCATGGCGGCCATTTTAGGCACCATACAGGCCACGTTCACACACTTCCCATACCTGCGTAAGGTCTGGCAACGAAACACTGAGGAAGAGCGTTTGTTGGGTGTGTCCTTAACTGGCATCTACGACCACAAGGTTACGAGTAACCCAGACGGCGCCGCGTTGTGGTTGCCCCAGTTGCGCTTGGTTGCTGAAGAGGCTAACGCTGAGTACGCCGACCTGCTTGGTATCCCACGCTCAACAGCCATTACAGCCGTTAAGCCCAGTGGTACAGTGAGCCAGTTGACAGACACAGCGAGCGGCATTCACCCACGCCACTCACCCTACTACATTCGCCGCGTGCGCGGTGACATGAAGGACCCGCTGTCACAGTTCTTGGTTACCCAAGGCATCCCCAACGAGCCGTGCGTGATGAAGCCCAACAACACAATCGTGTTCAGCTTCCCACAGAAGGCGCCAGAGGGTTTAACTACACGCGACGACATTGACGCCATTGACCACTTGGGTCTATGGCTGACGTACCAACGCCACTGGTGTGAGCACAAGCCCTCTGTGACCATCTCGGTCAAAGAGAGCGAGTGGCCCAAGGTGGGCGCGTTTGTTTGGGACCACTTTGACGAAATGTCTGGTGTGTCGTTCCTGCCCCATGACGGCGGCACGTACAGACAGGCACCCTACGAGGAGTGCACCAAGGAAGAGTACGATACACTGTTGGCGCAAATGCCAACAATCGAGTGGGCAAAGTTTGCCGAAAACACCGATAATGTGGAAGGCGCTCAAATGCTTGCCTGTGTGGCCGGCGTATGCGAAATTTAAGGAGCAATTATGAAAGAGAAAATTTTACGAATTTGTGAAAACGTTCTCGGTGCTTTTACCATGTTGGTGGGAATAATCGGCGCGGCATACCTAGGCTTTATTGCCTTGGGTTTGTGGGCCCATTTGCACCAGTACGCACTGAGCGCTTTCAAATGAACGAGCCAGATGTAGTTAATAAACCGCCACATTACACTGAACACCCATCAGGTATTGAGTGTATTCAAGTCACTGAACACATGGGGTTTAACCTAGGTAACGCGATTAAATACATCTGGCGTTGTGACTTGAAGAAGGATGCCATTGAGGACTTGAAGAAAGCTAAATGGTACATTGAACGTGAAATTCAAAAACGCACAAAATCTGTGATATAGTTTCGGTGTGTTTCATGGTGAGTCCTTGGTTGGACCTTTAGCAGAGAGGGAAACCTCTCTGCTCTTTTTTAACGCAGATTCGTCTGCATGCCTTAGGAGCAGTTATGTCAGTTCTTTCAATCGACTTCGAGACCCGTAGCAGGGTCGATCTCAAGGTCCACGGCCTTGATGTTTATTCATCCTCCCCCACAACAGAAATCATTTGCATAGCCGCAGGTTTTACCGCGGACGACGTGCAGGTGTGGACGCCCGACCAAGTGCCTGCATGGGTGTTAGACCATGCGGCGAATGGTGGCCTAATCTCCGCGTGGAATGCGTCGTTTGAGCACCACATCTGGAACCGCGTAGGCACCCGCTTTGGGTGGCCTGAGATTAAGTGGGATCAACTGATTGACTCCATGGCCATCGCGGCCGCAAACAACATCCCACAGGACTTGGACACAGCCGGCGAGGTAATGCAGGCTGACTTCCAAAAAGACAAGCGTGGTAAGAAGCTCATTCAACTGTTGAGCAAACCCAAGCGCGACGGCACGTTCAGCGAGGACCCAGTGCTCGTGGCGGAGATGCTTGAGTACTGTAAGCGCGACGTGCAGACTGAAATTGCAGTCGTCGGAAAGTTACGCAAACTGTCACCATCCGAACAGGCTGTTTGGGTGACCACGCAGAAGATCAACCAACGCGGTGTTCCAGTGGACCCCGCTGAGTTGGATAACATTATGAACGTGGTGGCTCACGAGATGAGCCACATCAACGAAGAAATAACGCGCCTGACCGGCGGCATTGAGGTGTCCAAGCGTGAGCAACTACTCAACTGGTTCCGCTCTAGGGGCGTGCCGTTAACTGACATGCAGGCCGAAACAATTGAGAACGAGGCCAAGAAGACCCACGCCGACCCAGACGTGAGCAAGGTGCTCAAGTTGCGCTCTGAGGGGTCCAAAACGTCTGTAACCAAGTTCAACAAAATGGCCGACGTGCAGGTGGACGGGCGCATTCGTAACGGACTGGTTTACCACGGCGCCTCCACGGGCCGTTGGGCCAGTCGGGGTATCAACCTGCAGAACATCGCGCGCCCCGCGCTGTGGATGAAGGACCAAGACATTGCAGACGCGGTGCAGATAGGTCTGGAGCATGGAGGCTACTTGGCCATGAAGGAGCGCTTTGGTGACCGCGTGATGGACGCGTGCTCGTCGATTGTGCGCAATGCCATCAAGGCGCCCGAGGGTTACACCTTTGTGGACGCTGACCTGTCATCGATCGAGAACAGGGTGGCGTCGTGGATTGCCGGCCAGAATGACAAGGTGGAGTTGTTCCGCAAGGGTCTGGACGAGTACAAGACGTTCGCGTCAACAAGCCTGTACAACGTGCCCTACGAACAGGTAACCAAGGACATGCGTCAGGTTAGCAAGTCTGCTGTGCTCGGTTGCATGTTTGGGCAGGGCGCAAAGGGCCTTGTGGCCTACGCTGAAGGCATGGGGGTGATGTTGGATCTCGGGCAGGCAGAGAACGCTGTGAACGCGTACAGGCTGTCTTATGCCAAGGTGAAGAACTGTTGGTTCCTAATGGGCCAAGCGGCCATCGACGCCATTAAAGAGCCGGGAAGCCCCTTTAAGGCCGGTAAGGTGACGTTTAAGGTGCTCAAGGGCGCACTGTGGATGCAACTGCCTAGTAGCCGCTTAATTTGTTGGCAAGCCCCTGAGGTCATTCAGGAGTATACCCCATGGGGTAAGTTGGCTGACGTGGTGTACGTCACCAGCCAAAACACTTTCACCCGCAAGTGGGGGCGCAACAAGCTTATTGGCTCTAGCATCTTCCAGTCCGCCGTTCAAGGAACCGCAAGAGATTTTCTTGCCGAGGCTTCGCTTGAACTGGAGGGTAAAGGCGTGTCGGTGATTAACCTGATCCATGATGAAATTCTTTCGTTATGCCGTGTAGAAGACGCGAAACAAACTGAAGAATTAGTGATGAAGTCATTGACCACACCACCAAGTTGGGCGGGAGATTTCCCGCTTGCGGCAGAGTCTTGGATCGACACACGCTACCGCAAATAAGGGCGAAGAGGGGGGTGGTTTGGTGGCCACTCTTCTCCCCCAAGCCTATAAGTGTGTCAAACCACCCTTGGCGTAGTTCACACCGTATCTGGTTTTTAGTCGTGGGTCTTTCCACGATGTTTTCTCTACGTCACGGGCCAACACCAGAGGGCCGGCCTGAATTTTCTCGGCCGCGCTAAACACCGGTTGCATGTCGGCCTTGTCGTAGAACTGTGACCCGCGGTATGGGTTCATACCGATCTGGCGCCATGTGGGGTCCTGTAGGGCCTCTGCAAGCATCCTGCGGACCTCTTCGTCCTTGGTTGTCTGTTGGTTGCCCATCATCATAGCGAACGGGCCCTTATCGGCGCCCTCTTCAGCGGCCAAGGGTGTCAACCCTTGCGGTCTGGTCCCAAGCCCCACGCGGATAGCTTTATTCGGGTCAGACTTAAACTCCACATCTTTTAAATGTCCTGTGTGACCATACCCAATAGGCTTACCTGCAGGGTCGTGCATTGTGTCTACATAGACGCCATAACGCTCGTACGCAGGAATGTCAAGGCGGTTACCAACTCGCATGCCCTCTGGCACCTGCAGGTTCAAACCCAGAATACCCCTGTTAACCTTGTTTGAATCCAGTGCAGACACAATGTCTTCGTTGGAGTGTGCTTTTGGCAACTCAGTCAACGGACGAATGGGCCTGCGCTCGTTCATAATGCGCAGGTAGTCAGCCTGTGAGATTTTGCCTGTCATGTACGCTTCAAGCGCTTGGGCCAGTTGTGGGTCCTGCTGTTGCTTATATGGTTTTGCGTTAGCCTTGCGCCACGCCTCAACCTTTTCAGGCGTCAGCTTGAGTAGGTCGTATGCCGACTCACCAAGGCGCGTAAGGACGCCTGTACGACCACCTTTATCAAAGTGTTGTACCTGACCACCCTCTGCATAGCCTGCGTCTTCAGCCATGGTGATGTAGTCTTTGCTGATAAGCTGTGGCCTCTTAGGATAAGAGAACCAAGCGTTGCCATGGGGCTCCATGCCGATCCGTGGCTTGATCTCGTTGTACCAATCACGCACAGCAATGCTCTGTGGCACCGCAGGGAACTGTACCTGTTTGTCTTCGCCTGTAACTTTCCAACGATAGTCAGGGTGCAACACATCATCGGTGTACTGTGCAGGCACATTATCTACACTGAACAAACGCGTACCAACCGCGCTTGTAGGCGCGCCCTTGGTGAAAGGGTCTGCGTGGTCTTCTAGGATGTTTGCATACTGTGGCACAGTTGCGGGCTTGCGTGTTCCAAGACCCATACCAAGCAAGTCGCCAATTGCCTTGCGTCCCTCAAACGTTTGTCCGGCAATCGCCTTGACTGCGTCTTTGTCCCTAATGTCAAACTTATCATTAAACGGAAGATTTTTTAGCGTGCCAGTTGTCTTGGCTTTACTCAGAATAGCTTGGTTGATTTTTTCAATCTGTTCGGGTGTTACTTGACCCGCGGCTTGGTTCTTGTAGAACGTATCAAGCACGTCGTTGAACACAGTCTTGTTGGACCGGTGTTGATCAGGCGCACCAATGTAGTTGGTGTTGATCATAGGACGGCCGTTAAACTCTCTGGCCGTTTGAATTAGTTTGTTGGCGGCCTCTTCGCTGTCGTTCATCCACACAGCCTTGTTGGCCGAATGGATTGGGTTGATGTTCTGAAAGTTAGGAAAGCCTGTGCCACCCCAACGACCACCATGAACACCCTGTCTGTCAGACATGTGCACACCAAGATACTGGTCTTGGTACGGCCTAATCGCCTCGCTGAATTTTAATTGCTGTGTTGGCTTTGGTGCAAACTTTGCAATCTCTTCGGCAGTGGGCATGACCAACTGGCCCGGAGCCTGACCAAACGCGCCGGCAATTTTACCCGCTACAGTTTTTGCAAGGCCAGTACGGCCACCACCGTCAAAGTGCTCAACGGCGGACAGGCCGCCGTCCGGCTTTTTTATTGCACCACCTTTTTTATACTTAGGTGGTTCACCTGTTGGTTGCAATACAGACTTAGTTTGGTCTTTGGTGTTGAAAACATCCCACACTTTTTGTGCCGCCCCACCGACAACACCAGCCGCCGCACCTAATGCTTTAACTTTCGGGTTGCCCGCCGCAGTTGCTCCAAAACCTGCTGAACTAATTGCACCGAGGCCTGCACCAACAGGATCATTTGCTCCCCTTTGGTAAGCGTCTGCGGCTTGAATGCCTGCTAAACCACCAGATACAGCATTAGCACCTTGACCAAAACGTGATCCGGGACTTACTGGCTTGGGTGTTGGTACACGCTCCAACGCAAGAGGAGCGGGGTATTGTGGTAATCCTTGCAACAAAGGATGTTGTTGAAAGATTTGTGGCGGGGGAGCCGGTGTTGCGTTAGGGGGAAGCATAAGACCTGTTGTCTTATCAAATTGAACTCCGGGCATCATGGCTTTGGCTTGGCGTTCTTTTTTAACGCCTTCTTCACCCATTGCTCCTGCTTCTTTCATACTTAAAGCTTCTTGGCCTTCAACAAAAGGAATTGCGCCCCTGTATTGGCCCAAAGACCAATTGCTTATGTCAGCACCTTGCACTTTAGCCGCAGAATCCATTAACTCTTTACGCAACTTCAACGCGTCGTTGTGTGCTCTTACATCCGCGTCATATTGGGCCTGTAAAGCTTGGTTGCGAATTTGTGCGGCTTGCATTGGAATTTTGCTTTGAGAAACTTCCGCCTGAAATTTTTCGCCGGACTTAGGTTTGTCTTGACCTAATGTAGCACCAGCGATAGCACCAACAACTCCCGCGCCTTGAACAAAAGGACTTAAAAATCTATTGGAGTCTTGTCTGGTAATTTTATCAATCTCGTCTAATGCGTCGAGATCTAATGGGGCCACTTGATATGTGCCGCTTCCAAGTTTATTTTCTTTAGCCATTGGTTGTACTCCTTGTGGCGCCGCTGTTTGTGTTGCTTGTGCTACTTGTGGCGCCGTAGTTTGTGTTGATTGTGGCGCCATTGGTTGGTATCCGGCGTAGCCTCTAACTTTTTGAATGTGGTTTAGCGCGGCGGGGCTTGCTTGTCCTGTTGTAAAGTAGTTGCTGTTTGGACCATCGTGGTACGCAATCAACGCTTTATCAACGTCGTTGTTGTATTTATCAAGCATCATTTTCATGTACTTGACGCCGCCGCGAATGTTTTCTGCTTCGTTATATCGGTTGACACCCATGTCTTTGGCGGCCGCTTTACCGAGCATCATTACACCGGTTGGTCCCGTCTTAGACTTCTTGCTTTGATCAAAACCACTTTCTTGCATGGCCATACCCAAAGCAAGTTCGCGTGGCACCCCTTGCGCTTGGGCTTCCGCAATGACGCGCTTGGCAGTTGCCTGCCGTTTAGCATCAAGCTTGGTTACCCAATCAGGAACGTTGTTTTGCGCCATGTTTACGCATCTCCGGGGTACTTAGGAGGGTTCTTGATTTGCATTGTTTTAGCGGTGTTGTAGTACTGTTCGCGCTTAATGTCCTTATATGTAGGGCTACTCTTAAACTGTTGCCAATTCAAACCAGCTTTTTGTGCTTCTCCCCACTTATCACTTATTTGTTGAGCGTTAGCACTTGCAATTTCCAACATCTTCATTTTGACCATCATGTTTCGTGCAGAATCTCGGTTGATGTCTCCAACCGCGCGCTCTACTAACTCGCGTTCAAAGTTAGACACAGCGCCTTGGCCTTTCATCACACGTTGTGCGTAGTCCAAGTTAATCTGGGCCATGCTGGCTGTAATGCGAGTCCAAGCTTCCAAACGTTTTGGATTATCTTTTGCGCCGGGGTCAACCTGCTGTAGGAAGTCGTTAATTCCGGGAACGCTGATAGAACCAAACTGGCCAATTTGAACGCCGGATTTCATTAAGCCAGCAAGCGCAGAACCTAAAGAAGGTTGGTTTAATTTAGCAAACAAGTCTTTGTGCTCTTTAACATCCTGCATAACTTGATTAGCAAGCAAAATGTTAGTTGGAGCGGCGTCTGCCGCGGCACGCAAAGCGGTTTGTTCCGCGGCCAATGTTTCGGCCATTTTTTCGGCTTCTTTTGTGTCACCGGCAATAGTCACACCAGCTTGTTTTTGTCTCCATTCCAAATCTTCTTTTGTTCCGGGAGCAAAAGGGCTTCCTTGCGTTGGTGCGGAGGCCCGTGCAGGAGCCGCCGCTACAGGAGCAGGAGCCGCCGCTACAGGAGCAGGAGCCGCCGCTACAGGAGCAGGAGCCGCCGCTACAGGACGCGGTGCGTTTGCCACTGGAGCAGGAGCTGTGACAGGAGCTGTGACAGGAGCTGTGACAGGCGGTGCGTTCAACGCGGAACCGACAGCACCAAACGGTGTTTGTTGTCCTGTTCCACCAACACCACGCACATCGTGCGGAGTAAAGGCGCCGGGGCCGGCAACATTAAGCGCCAACATTTGGTTCCAAGTTGGTGAACCACGCACAATACCGGCAGACTCCATACGACGCTCAATGTCGTCTTTCTTAGTCAAAGCAAGATATTGCTTTTGTGCCTCTTGCGGATTTACTTGGTACAGTTGAAACAATGCGCCTTTTTGTTGTGGGGTAAGAATATCAACTGCTTGAGGCGCACCACCTGCTTGAGGCGCACCACCTGCTTGAGGCGCACCACCTGCTTGAGGCGCACCACCTGCTTGAGGTGCACCACCTGCTTGAGGTGCACCACCTGCTTGAGGTAACCCTAGTGTTGTCATAAACTGTTGCTTCTGTTGCGCGGCAAGATCTTGAGCCTGCTTGATTCGTTGCTCTTCAGTGTTAAGCTGTGCCAAACCAACACGCATGTCAAAGAGTTCTTTCTCTCTGTTGCGTTGGTTGGTGCCATACGATTGCAGGTTTTGTGCAAAGGTGCCGGGACCTCCTGCGGACACAGCGGCGCGTTCCATGATTGGACCCCAACCAGAGGCGGCCTCTTCGCGCTGTGTAATCATTTGCATTAAACGATCACGAATGTCAGAACTGTCTGCGGGGTTTAAGGACACACCTTTTTGACCGGCAAGCGTAAGCCCACCAGTCTTAGGCATCGTGGCTTTAATTTGTGGGTCGGTGGGCAAGCCGCCGGTTGTATCTTCAAGAGCCATTTGTATATTCCTTAATCATTAACCCACTCGCCGCCTTCCCAGCGGCCCGGTTGACTAATATCGCCACCGCCATAATCTATCCCTGCATTGTTTCCACCGTAATTTGTTTCGCTTCCTGCAAACGATGGATTTTTAAGTATGTTATCCAACCAAGAAAGACCTGTACTGCCACTTGTTAATTTATCGAAAGCGGTGCCCGCGGCACCTGCGGCGTTCAAACCTTTGAGTAAATTCTCGTACGGGCTACCTTTGCCCACAGTGGAAACACTCTTGTCTGTTGTTGGGCCCATTGCGTTGATAATGTCGCTGTACTTAGCCAATGAGGGCAAGCCACCCATCATTTCCATGTTGGCCACGTTGACGCCTGTGGTGCCATACTGAGAGCCCACGTTACCCAAAGCCTGACCGGCTTGAATAGACTGTTGAATTGCGTCCATAGCCGCTTTGTTTTGCTGTTCAGACAATGTAGTCAACGCACCCGCACGCGCGGTGTTGATAGCTGTTTGGTCACGCAGAGAACCGTAGTTGCCCGAAGCAATACCGCCCGCGCCAACCTGAGAGGTAATCTGCGGAAGGATCTGGTCCAGCTTGGCGTTTTGTGACGCAAACAAACTGCCCAAAGGGCTTGCTGTGTTGGGTGCGCCAGTAGCAAGAAACGGGTTTGAGTTGACCGACTGCGCGGATTGCAAACCAGCGATTGCCGTTGTGAAAGGGTTGGCTGTTTGACTATTGAGGTTGCTAATCAAACCAGACGCAACTGTTTTACTAGGGTCCGTGACAGCGCCGTATGTTGTGGGGGCCTGTGTAGCAATGTTCTGCTGTGCAGTAGTGAACCACGAGGGTAGTGTTGTCGTGGTTGTGCTTGTGGTATCAAAAACGCTCATTATCTTCTTCCTTTCATGTGCACGCTAGATAGATACTCTAGCGGGCCTTTGCTTTCTGGTGGCAACTCATCTGGTGGGTTAGAGTGCTTGTGTGCTCGAATTGTTTGAATAAACTGGTCCAAAATGTCTGCGCCAGAGTCGCTGGAGCCGTTACCCAAAGCAGACACAACATCTGCAGGCAACACAAATTCACTGTTGGCTACCATGGCGGGAATCTGGTCTGACGTACCATCACCACGGCCTTGGATGTAGGTTGTTCCTGCGCCGCCCTCAGAGTAAAACTCTGGTTGACCCATGGGGTGCTCGGGCACCATGCCTCCCTCGGCAAAATTAAAGAAACTAATTAGGTCCAAAGCGGGGGCTTCTTTCTTGTTTTGTTCCTCTTCCTTTTTATCCTTTTCTTCTTCCGTTGTCAAGGTTTTTTCAGGAGTGGATTGTGGAACTGCTACACCAGCTAAACTAAATAGCAGGGGGTTTAAAATCTTAGCCTCTTCCGACACTTTTTGGTAGGACAGCTTTGTGTCCGCGCCAATGTTTGGTGTTGGCGTGTACGCGGCGCCTGATCCAATTCTTGTTGCAGGAGAAGGCGTTGGCGTTGGCGTTGGCGTTGGCGTTGGCGTTGGCGTTGGCGTTGGCGTTGGCGTTGGCGTTGGCGTTGGCGTTGGCGTTGGCGTTGGCGTTGG